CTTTTGTATCAGGAACAGCAAATGTTCCTAGATTAGGATCTCCCCACCACTCAAAAACATTTCCTTTATTAATACCACGAACACCACCTGTATCTGGGTCAATTCTTACAGTGGCAGTAGCACCAGATCCACCACCACCAGAAAATACAACAGTCGGTGGATTTTGCCAATCATATCCAGCACCAGATTGGATGATATTAACTGCAACAACCTCACCAGACTGTACGTCAATGACAGCAGAGGCTGTTGCTTGAATTTCAATTCCAGTTACGGGTGGAGCACTAATATCAACAATAGGATTTGAAGTATATCCAGATCCTCCACTTGTTACATCAATTCCACTACTAGATCTACCACCATAATCATTTCCAATGATAGCATATAGGGAAGGATAATCAGCAATATTATACACAGATCCGTCACAGTACAAATACCCCTCATGTGTATATGCTGGATCATCACCAGTCAAATAAGCATTGCCAGTGGTCTCACCTAATTTTGGATAAGAACCACCCGCTTTCACAAAACTATGATCGTAACTATTGTCAGTAGTTTTAAGATTAGGTACAATGGATCCGATTGGTGTCGTATCCACCAACATATCAGTCAGGAATCCCTGTCTTGCGTTTCTATAACTCTGTGACATGATTAGATCTTAATTAGATATTCCATTACGATGAAAGGAGCACATGCAGAATCAACCGAAACTGATGAGTCTGTTCCGATTGACATCGTTGTACTTAGGTTTTCTGGTGGTACAACAATTGCTCGTGTCTTAATCTTATAGTCATGATCTCCTCTATCCAAATCAATACGGTGATTGTGCAATGTTGGATCTGATCCAGCAGCAATTGTTAAGTCTGTCGTATCTGTAACTACATTCTCAACATCAACCGTAGCAGTAGAATCATTAACATCTTGGTTTGACTGCATTGGAACTACATCATATAAACTATTGTTGTCAAAATCTAGTGGAACACCAGGATATCCCTGATCATATGTAACCTCAACAGTATTTGAAAATGATGCATCATCACCACTACCCACACGAACACATGCACCAAAAAGTGATTCTGCGTTCTTAAATCTGACAGTATTAGTACCATCAGGAGAACCTTCTAATTCAGCACCATCCAAGTCGTATTGATCATTTGATAGACAATTGTATGTATATTGTCCAGCACCAAAAATACAACCACCCCAGTAAACTGTTTCCTGTTCACCAATACCAAACTGCTGTCTAGAAGTTGGACCACCACCAGTACCAGGACTCCACTTATCTTGTGCTCTACATGGTTCCTGAGCACTTCCAGGTTCACCACTGCTATTTGTTGTTGCGTCCAACCAATCCTGAATTGCAATAGTAGAAGCATTTCTAAGACCAGTTCTACCCTCAGCAAGAGGATTGTTAGTAGAACTCTCAGAAATACCTAGGTTTCTTGCCCTTACAGCACTATGAAAGTGTGCGTGTGGGTGAACTGCGTTCTCCTCAACACCTTCAGAATCTGTATAGTGTGTATCACCAGCGTAATTCCATCCAGGTCTACCTCTAATTGGAATTTCCTGACTGGGAACAGTAATAGATCCAGAATACGTGATATTAACATCATTTCCAATAGCAGATACCACTTCAATACCCATTCCAGATCTGCTAACTTCATTACCTAGAGCATTGGGGAGTCTAATATTATTATATAAACCAGCGTTAGCACCAGAGGTAGGTTCTGGATACTTAGATCCTAAATCTGGCACCATAAACTGATTATCAGTCAATTCATCAAATAATGTTCCGTCTGCATTTCGTCTAGCAAACTTACATGCACTTCCAATCCCTAAAACTGCTGCTAAGGCAGGATAATCATCAGCAATATATTTTGTTCCATCACATTTTAAGTATCCCGCTGGTAAATTCTTTGCATTCAATGCATTAGTGGGATCACCTTCATACTGAACTGGCCAGATAATAACCTGACCAGTTAAGTTTCCATATTTTGCTCTCTCTTTTGCGTAAAATGCTGGCATTAGTATGCTTTGATGATGAACGTCATGGTAAGGTTTGGTTGTGAAGTATCACATGTAATATTTAGAGCGTTTTCTAGACTATCAGCGGTAAGTGACGATCCATCTGCATCATTTGCTGTATGCGATGGAGGACTTGCCATTGATCCAATTGTCTGAGAAATTTCAAAACTTCCATGATTGTGTGCTCTATAAGATTGCTCCTTTGGATCCTTATTTGCTGCGGGAAGATTCATTGACATTGGCCATGCACCATGTCTAAAAGTAATGTCAACTGTTCCACCGTTTCTAACTGGGAAATTAGTTCTAATTTCATAGATTGGAGCTGCCTCAGTCCCTGTGTTTTCAATAGTTTGTACCATAGTTCCTTCTCGGAAGTTATGATACTTATTATCTCTACTTACACTGTTAACATACATCAAAGGGGTAATTCTATCGTATTGATACCATGATTCACCACCAACACTATATCCTCTTTTAATGTCAGTTCCTGCTGGCAAGGTAAATGTATTTGAATCTGTAGTTAGACTAACACCAGCTACAGAGAATACAGGCGCTGTTTCTGGGTCATCAACCAATCCATCTGCTCTAATTGGAGATCCAGTATCATATCCAAAAAAGTTTGGTCTTGATCTGTTTTCCATTGGTCTGGGAAAATATCCAGTATGACAAGGAGTTTTGTGTGTATCTACTGGAACAGTATCAATAATTTGCTCTGTCTGTTGTCTAGCAAAGATTGTCTGAGTATAGGTTGTAGATGCCTGACCAGATCCACCATTTGCTTGAAGAATATCTGTTGTAGTCCAGTTATCTTCACCAGCAGGGATAAATCCCCAATAATTTTTTCCTGTACTATCATTAACAAACTCCATAAAGTTATCGCATCTAGGGAGAGTGTTTTCCTTAGTTGCATCACCATAAAATGTCATAGCTACAGCACCTTCCTGCCACGTAGTTGGTTCAGATTCTGCAAGAGAGCATGTGTTTGGACCTTCGGTAGGATCACAAGGACCACCAGGACTTGCTTCACCAGTCATCTCAATACCCTGGTCAGTTCTGAATACCATCGGACCAGAAGCGTTGGGGTTAACAGATACCAAACTATCACTATGACCATGAGATGGTGTATGATTGATACCTAGTTTTCTGTTGAGAGTATAAACTGTCTCTAGAAAATCTGGTGCTGTTAGTGTAATATTATCAAATTTAAAATATAAGTTTCCTGCTAAGTTCAATGTGAAATCAATATCACAACTTGCTTCATATGTGCTATTGATGATTTCTGTCTCACCAAAGTCAACAATTAAATCTCCAAGGGTATTGCCCTCTTCGTCATAAACAGCATCAGCTGGATTTGTTTGACCCATCTGATATGTTGGATCATCAAGATAAGATCTTTCAAGGTCCATCATCACACTGTTAGACAATTGAGGCAATCTAAAATTTGCCTCAGTTCCATAGTATGGGAACTCATAATGATCTCCCGCACTATCAGTCATATCACCACCATAGGTATCACCTAATGCTGCTGCTAACAATGGATAATCAGCAGCACTAAGTGTTTGACCTGTGCATGTAATCCATCCTTTGGGGATATTAGATTCTAGGAATCCAGTACCCCCGTCTCCTCCCCAGGGCATGATGGTGCCAATTTTGGCAGCCCTCATGGTCTTTAGTGAATCGTATCTTACTGTCATCTTTTCTTAGATCAGAGTTCCATCAACCACCAACCGCGTAGTGATGGTGGAATTGTTCTTGCATCTGCAGATCCTTCAACGTCAACCGCTCCAGCATAAACTAGACCGAATGAAGCATTTCTGGACTGAATGACAAGTTCACCTGAATCCCATGCCGTTGTTAGTGTTTGGTTTGCACCAGCATCAATTCTTGATCCAGTTGAATCACCTTGAATTGAAGTAGCGATGTTGTTGATTTTCTTCGCTCTGATGATCAAACTTGTGTTATATGTCAGGTTACCACTGAGTTCAACGAATCTAATCATATCGCCAGTTTGAGCATTGTCTGGTAGATATAGAACCATGTTGCTACCACTAGAAGCGTTAATCAGATAGTTGTTGTTAACTTGGAGTGGATTGTCCTGTTGCTGACCAACGCCAGTTGTGGGATCAAATGCAACATAAGTATGTCTTCTACCGCCATTTGCAGTCCAATACTTCTCAATTCCGAATGAATCAATAGCATTGTTCTGATAGATTCTGAAGTCTTTAGCACCTTCAGTTCCGCCAGTTCCAGTTCCACCAAGGTTATCAATGTGGAACATGACTTCAGTTGCCTGCTCATCCTCATAGAGCTTACCTTTCTGGTAATAACGCTCACCAAGATAAACATCACCTTCGCGATTTGTAACTCTGAATGAGGTGTCAGTAGAACAAATACCATTGCTCTGACAATCATCATAGTAGACCTTGAGATCACCGTAGAATGTAGCAGGACCCTTGAGAGTCATGCCGTTGGTGTTCTCAATAGGATCTTCAATAGATCCGTCACCAGCGTGACCGTCATCATTAGAGATAGAAAGAACTAGTGTCTCACCATCAGAACCGTACATTCTGAATGCACCACTATAGAGGGTGACATCATCATAGATCTTAGTGTTACCACCACCATACAGATCAACAATTGGTGTTGTATTTGCGTTAGGATATCTGATACTCTTAGGCAACTTGATTGCATAGAATGAATCAAGAGATCCATCAACACTATCAGGTAGGAAGAATTCAGTACCAATTCTGACCAGGGTGATGTAATCAAGTTTTGGTGAGATTAGATCAGCATCACGTAGAGTGATTTCTAGTCTTAGATCGCTAGTGTTAGGTGTGCGTGCCTTGCGTGCAGTAGCACGATCACCTTGTGTACCAGGAAGATCATGTAGTAGTGTGGTTGTTCTGTCATACTTATCAAGTTTGACAATGTTAACACCTGCTGCAAAGTCTTGTGCAGTTGTTCCCTCAACACCTCTACCACCATTTGGATATGCAGCGTTGCTGCTAGTTGGTAGTGTCAATACACCACTGATTGTCAATGGAGTAGCAGTAATTTGAATGATCTCAATTTGAGATCCATCTACGTAGATTGCACAAAGGTCACCAACACTAAATGCATCAAGATTTGCCTGAATTGGAATGTTGCTATCAGCAGCAACAATGGCAGATGCAAGTTGTGTGAATGGACCACCACTTGGGAGAGTAGATTGTGGGTTATGTCTGTAAACATGAACCGCATCAACATCCTTCGTGTATGCAGCAGGTGATGTACCGAATGCCTCAGCAACCATGAATACAGTGCCGTGGACATTACCAATAGTGGTATCACCCGTGCAGGTATCAACTTCAAATGTTGTGATTGCAGGATCTGCACCATTTGTGATGGTTAGTTTGTCATTCGTTGGAGAATTGGTAAATGGTGTTGAGCAGCTACCATTGAGTGACAGTTTGCCATTAATGACAGTAGTCTCGGTGTTGAAAATTGTATCACCATTGGTGGTATCAATTTCAAATACAGTTGTTTCACCAGAGGTATCACAACCGTTCTTGATCATGAACTTCTTAGGAACCTGATCAAGAAGTTCCTTAACCTTGAATACTTCACCAACATCAAATACACTGTTGTTTGCAGTTGACTCTCTGCCGATGATTACATAGTCAGCGATAGCGATACTACCACCGAATTGTGCGAGATATACGTTTTCATCGTTGCCAGTATCATCAATTGCTTGCTCTGTCCAAGTAGCATCAAACTGTACAATACACTTGTAGATAGAAGTTCTATCTGGATGTGCAGTGCTGACGCCAGTGAAAGTACCAAATGGTTCTCTTTCAACAACAATGTAGTAAGGAGCAGTGCTGATTCTTGGTAGAGAAACAACCTTTACAAATTCAACGTTGCTACCAACAGATGTTGTATTGTATCTGAAATTGGTGATACCGTAGTTATCATACTGATCACCACTAATGACCTGTTGGTATAACTGGAATCTGACACCAGCACCCTGTGCAGTGATAGGAACATCAAGACTTAAAGTAGCATAGTTTTTAGATTGATCAACCCATCTGACAAATGTTGGCCAAGTTGATGGATCCTCATCAGTTAGATCTGTTGGTGCAAGGAAACCAGCAGAAGTCCAGGTTGCACCATCATCTGTAGAGAAGCGTAGTTGTAGTCCCTCATTTGTAGCATCTGGTGTTTCACCACCATTGCTATCATTACCAACGTGAACATCAATTTCAACATTAGTGACAGATCCATTGTTGTTCAAGAATGAAGCATCA